GGTGCGTCCTGACTTGTATAACCAAGGCGCGGGTGTGGTGATTGATTTGAAGACTACTCAAGAAGGAGATCCGCGAGGTTTCCATAGCTCGGTCAAGAGGTACGGGTATGACTTTCAAGCCTGTTGGTACATGGAGGGATTGCGTTCGATGGGATACGACCCCAAGCAATTCATCTTTCTTGTAGTCGAGAAGTCACCTCCGTTCCTTACAAGTGCGTACACTATTGATGCGGTTCAAGTGGAGAAACAAAAGTCCCGCATGGCGGAAGCTTGCCGAACATGGGCGAGGTGCATGAAGACAGGCGTTTGGCCTGGTTACGGGGACCACGTTCAGACCATTGGCACGCCCGAACGATTCGAGATTGCGAATACACGGGGTAGGAAATCCATCAGCGAGATTGCGGTCCTTTTCAAAATTGATCGACAGCGTGTCTACCGGATTATCGAACAGCATGGATTGAAATCCGAGTATTGGGGACGCAAACGAACCATCAAGGTTTCGGAATTCACGAAGGCAATCAACCAACCGAGGAAAGTGGCATGAGTGGAAAAGTAATAAAGCTCATGACTACCAAGAAAGCGTTGGCCTTCACCGGGTATCGCTCAATTAACTCCCTGCTCCAGTTACACCAATCCGAAGACGTTGCATTGACTTGTTTTAAGATAAAAGGCGGACGTGGCCAAGGCGGAATTGAGCAAGCTTGGAGCGAGAAAGAGTTGAAAAAGTTCATGAAAAACAACCATCAGGAGACGGAAAAATGGCTAATAGACTAGAACAAATCAGACGAATTAAAGCGGGAATCGGATTTGCAAAAGATCATGTGGATAATGAGAACTGGCACGCGGCCATTCTTGTCCAAGGCGGATTGATCGAGCAACTCCTTGCATTGGTGGAGGGTGAAGACTTGAATCATCAGAGCGATCCCGATTTGACGATCACGTTCACTCAGGATTGCGGTGGTGAAGACGATCATAGCGATTGATCCGGGTGCGTCAGGTGGGTTTTGTCAGTTCATAGGGGACAAAGCGATACACGCTTGGAAGTTTACGAGCTTGTCCGATTTCGTAGATGACCTCTTTGAGATCAAGGATGACCCCGATCTGACGCTCGAACTAGTCTTGGAAGACGTTCCTCCATTCGCAGGTAAGAACATCCCTTCCTCCACGGGTTTCAAGTTAGGCAAGTCCTGCGGTTTCTATGAAGGCGTTGCCCGTGGGCTACGCATACCTTGTCACATGGTTCGTCCGCAAACCTGGCAGAAGGGCTTCGGAGGAGTCAAAGGGCAGAGTACAAGCGTAAAGAAGCGTGTCCTCAAAGACCATGCTTCCCGTTTGTATCCGCAGTTAGGGAAACAGATCACACTCGCCACGGCGGATGCAGTCCTAATCGGACATTTTCATACAACAACAACAAAACAACAAAAGGAAACATGAATACAGCAATACAACAATCGGAGGTCGTACCGAGTAATTACTTTTACGACCCACAACTCGGCGTTTACATAACGATCCGTACCATTGATCCGGTCATGGCCAAGGAGTTGCTCATGGGGCAACGTCTCAATCGGAACCTATCGAGCGTCACGGTTTCGCGTTACAAGAAATTCATGGAACAAGGTCAATGGACTTTGAACGGTGAACCAATTATTTTCGGCGGAAACAAATTGATCGACGGACAGCACCGTTTAAGCGCTTGCATAAAATCCAACACGACTTTCCAAGCGGTATGGATCGAACTCAGGGATGACGGAGCGTTCAAGACGTTGAACCAAGGTAAGCGTAGAAGCGGAGCCGATGTGCTTTCCATCGCCGGACACAAGAGTGTAACGGTATTGAATGCAGCGTTATCCTTGATCGCCAAAATTGACGAGACCAACCAGCTTCCTTGGCAAGGATTTGGCGGAGGGACGCGCATTGAGATCCCCAATCATGAAATCGAGGCATGGTCGAAGAAATATCCGGGCATGGACGTCTCTATTCGAAAGGTTCACACTTGGTACAAGAACTTCCGCTTGAAGAAAGGTCCGTTGTCTGTTCTTCATTATATGCTCAGACGTTCCGAGAAGCACCTGTTTGACTTTGCGGATGAATCCGCAGACTCGAACGCAGACAAGTTCATGGAGTGCCTTTGCAACGGGCTGAACTTGGCCGAAGGGAATCCGGTTTTACCCTTTCGCAACTACCTGCTCCGACTCATGGCATTGAACGAGAAGATCAGTCCGCACTACATTATTCGTGGTGGGGTAATCAGTTACAACGCATGGTTGAAGGGTCAGAAGACAAACGTTTGTCGTGTCGGAAAGATTCCGACCATCCCAAAGATCGTCAAGGTAAATGGCGGAACCTGACTTCGACGAATTCAACTTACTTCCGGGTGAAACGGTAGCGCAGGCTTCACTCCGCATTTCTGAAAAGTACGGAGTGGAGCGGCCTACCGCTCGGAACTGGGTGGTTGGGCATAGAGATCCGCAAAAGGGCTTGGTGAGGCTCAAGAAGAGCCGTGCAATGGACGAGAACCTCCGTGCGATGGCAGCCTTCGCCAAGCCGGGATGGACCTACACCCTTGACGATATTGCGGAGGTGGTGGGATGCTCGAAGGAACGCATCCGACAGATCCAAGAATCCGCTTTGCGCAAACTCAGAAGGAGAACCGATTACCTTCAGAAAGAATTAAAAAAACGATGAAAAACATACTACAAAAAGCTATACTTCACTGCCTGTTTTTACTGTCCGTATTTGTATTCTTGTGGATGATCATGGGTTTCGTACTTACCCTTTTGGGGATCTGAATCATGTCCAAAAACAAAGAAAAAAGGATCATGCTTGGGGAGACTCCGAACCGTATTTTGGAGGAGTATTGCGAACTGACGGGACTCCAGCAAAGTGCCGTGATTACCGTCCTTTTACTGGAGGATCTATGGAAACGCCTCGCGCGTGCGCGTCATTTCTCCGAAATGAATAATAATATATATAGCCCCACTTCCGACAAAAAGCCGGAAAACACGGCAAAGAAAAAAACCACACCTCGGAAGAAAAACAAGACCCCGCTTCCCGAAGACTTCGATCCACCAAAAGCAATTTGCGAAGAGGCGGGAGTGGACCACGACAAAGCGGTCAGGTTTTTCAAAGCCCAAGCGGAAGCAAAAGATTATCGTTACGTAAATTGGAACAAGGCATTCGCATTAGCGGTTAACGGTTACCTCGTACAAAACTACCCTCAGATTTTGCAGACCAAACAAGAGAACGAATTCTGAGATGGATTACGAACTGGCGGAAATCGCGGTACTCGCCGCATCCATGCGCGATGACACGGGCCGATCCTCGGCCACCGCATTGGAACATCTCACACCCGAAGATTTCTCATCCCCGGAAAGGCAACGCATTTTCAAAGCAATCACGAACCTCGCGCCAAACTGCAACGAAGTAGACGTACTCATCGCTGAACCGTCCTTGGCGGATAGCGTGACTTTCATAAGCGAACAATACGGAGGCGGACAAATCGAGAGGTACGTCGATTACCTCATCGAACACCGCAACCACCGGGCAATCGAATTGGCGATACTCAAAGCACAAGACACCATCAAGGACGGAGGAACGGCAGAGGAGGTCGCATCCACATTCACGCATTCCGTAGCCAAGGCGTTGAGTAAACGCAAAGGCCAGGTTTCTCTCAAGGACGCAGCCACCCAAGCCCAAGCGGACTTTCTCAACATCGATGCAGGCGGAGTCTCCGCAATCCCCACGGGGTTTCGCAAACTGGACGCACATCTTCAAGGAGGACTCAAGAAGGGAAGCTTGTACGTGATTGCCGCCCGTCCGGGTATCGGGAAATCAGCATTGGCGATTTACCTCGCGACCCAAGCCGCGCAAAAGGGAATCCGTTCCTCCTACGCATCACTCGAAATGACAGCACAGGAATGCGCGGGACGATTGCTCACTTCGGTGAGCGGAGTTCCGCGCCCAACCGCACAAGGCGAGCTTTCTCATTCCGACAGGCAGAAGATCGAGCAAACAGTCAAAGCGTTACGAGGTTGGCCCATAACCTTCAAGGACGATAACCAAGCTACACTCGAAGCATTTTGCGCATTTCTCCATCAGCAACGCCTCGAGGGAGAACTGGGCTTGGCAGTCATTGATTACCTGCAACTTCTTACGTCTCCCGGTTTCTCCTCAAGGCATGAAGAAGTGAGCGCCATTTCTCGTAGCATGAAAGCCCAAGCACTCGAACTTGACTTGCCCGTGGTTGCGTTAAGCCAACTCAACCGAAA